GTCGAAGACGACATGAACTATGAGCTGACTGAGAACATGGTTGAGTACCGCGCTGAACATGAGCGCATGCTCTGGTCACTGCCAGCCACAGGCTCGGCGTTTAAAAAGGTTTACTACGACCCCAGTCTTGGCCGCCAAGTGTCTATGTTTGTTCCTGCGGAAGATATGCTGTTGCCCTACGGTGCAACGGATCTCGACACCTGCTACCGCGTCACGCACGTCATGCGCAAGACCAAGAACGAGATTATCAAGCTGCAGCAAGCTGGTTTCTATTTGGACGTTGAGTTGCCTGACGCACCCAAGGACCGCACGGACATTCAGAAAGCCAAAGATAAAGAGACTGGCTTTAACGATTTGAACGATGACCGCTATACTATTTATGAGTGCCACGTTGATCTGAACCTCGAAGGCTATGAGGACATGACAGAGGACGACGATGGTGTAGAAGTTGAGACTGGCATCATGCTGCCGTACGTCGTCACAATCATTAAGGGCACAAATGACATTCTGTCCATACGCCGCAACTGGAAAGAAGATGATGAGCTCCGACTCAAGCGCCAGCATTTTGTACACTACCAATATATCCCCGGATTCGGAGCTTATGGTTTTGGACTCTTCCATCTTATCGGTGGTTTTGCCAAGTCGGCCACAAGCCTTATGCGTCAATTGGTTGACGCAGGAACGTTATCTAATCTTCCCGGTGGACTTAAATCGCGCGGGCTTCGGATTAAAGGTGATGACACTCCGATTGCCCCCGGCGAGTGGCGCGACGTTGACGTAGCGTCTGGGAACATCAGGGACAGCATCCTGCCCCTGCCCTATAAGGAGCCAAGCGCAACGCTGTTCAATTTAATGAACAATATTGTTGACGAAGGCCGCAGGTTTGCCGCAACGGCGGACATGAAAGTGTCGGACATGTCTGCTCAGGCTCCCGTGGGTACAACGCTTGCCCTGCTCGAGCGCCAGCTTAAAGTGATGACTGCAGTGCAGGCCCGTGTGCACTTTGCTCTGAAACAAGAGTTAAAACTACTCAAGGACATCATCCGCGACTACACGGACCCAGACTACACATACGACCCAGAGTACGGCAACCGCAAAGCAAAGAAGACCGACTATGACAAGGTGGATGTTATTCCCGTGTCGGATCCCAATGCGGCCACCATGTCCCAGCGTGTGGTGCAGTACCAAGCGGTCATCCAGATGGCGCAGATGGCTCCGGACATTTACAACTTGCCTGAGTTGCACCGCGGTATGCTGAACGTGCTGGGCATCAAGAACGCAGACAAGCTGGTTCCTATTGAGGACGACTTGAAGCCAATTGACCCAGTGCAAGAGAACCAGAATGTACTGAAAGGTACACCACTGAAAGCCTTCTTGCATCAGGACCACACCGCACACATCCAAGTGCACATGATGATTTTGCAAGACCCAATGATTCAGCAATACATTGGTCAGAACCCACAAGCGCAAAAAATTATGGGCGGCATTACTGCACACATTGCAGAGCACGTTGGTTACCAGATGCGTCAGAAGATTGAGCAGCAGCTTGGCATGCCACTGCCACCCGAAGATTCCAAGTTGCCACCGCAGGTCGAGATCGCACTGTCAGGAATGATGGCGCAAGCGGCCAATCAGGTGCTACAGCAGAACCAAGCGCAAGCCGCGCAGATGCAGGCTCAACAGCAAGCGCAAGACCCCGTGCTTCAAATGCAGCAGCAAGAGTTGCAAATCAAAGCACAAGAACTGCAACTCAAAGAGAAAAAGCTTACCGCCGATGCAGCCGCTGCCGCAGACAAGCAGGCCCTCGAAGAAGAGAAGGTCAGAGGAAACTTGGAGCTCGAGTCTTTGCGTGTGGGTGCGCAGATTAGAGAAAGCCAAGCTAAACAGCAGTTTGAACAAGAACATGCCGGCGTACAGTTGGGCGCCGACATCGCAAAGAGCAAAGCCCAAATGGGCATGCAAGCACGTTCTACAGCAGTGCAGAACGCATCCAGAAACCAACCAAAACCTATTAAATGATTCAAAACTTCGCACACGTATTGCGCGACCAAATACGTAAAGACATGAACAACTACGCTGATGACTTGGCTGGTGGTATGTGTCGTTCCTTTGAGGAATACCAAAAACTCTGCGGGATTATTTCGGGTCTAGCCCTTGCAGAGCGTTATCTACTTGACCTGCTTGAGAAAGTTGAAAAATCAAATGAGTGAAATCATTTTGCCACCGGGCATTGTTTTGCCGCAACACATCCAACCAACGGAAACCCCAGAAGAGGATGCGGACGACGAAACAAAAGCAGGCGCCCTGCCAACCCCAACAGGTTGGAAATTGCTCTGCGTCGTACCTGAAGTTGAACAAAAGATTGCAGGTACATCACTGGATCTCATTAGAGATACAGCCACTATGCGCCAAGAAGAACATGCCACCACGGTATTGTTTGTATTACGTGTAGGCCCCGATGCGTACAAAGACACCGCCAAGTTTCCTAACGGAGCGTGGTGTAAAGAAGGCGACTTTGTGTTAGTGCGCACTTACTCCGGTACCAGATTCAAAATATTTGGGAAAGAGTTCCGTCTCATCAACGATGACCAAGTTGATGCTGTTGTGCAAGACCCTCGCGGTTTAACCCGCGCTTGAAAGGATAGCTATGGCTATTAAAGATGAATTTAAATTCCCTGACGAAGTGGAAAATAAAAAAACAGCTGACGTCGAGTTTGAAATTGAAGGTGATGTAGACATCGAGATTGAAGACGATACGCCAGCACATGATAGGGGCAAGAAGCCTCTTGATCGGCAAGTGGAAGACCCCACAGATGATGAGATTGAGTCATATTCAGAGAAGGTGCAGAACCGGATCAAAGAGCTGACCCACGCCCGTCACGACGAACGCCGCGTTAAAGAAGCCACTTTGCGTGAGAAACAAGAGCTGGAGCGTCTTGCACAGCAGCTGATTGAGGAAAACAAACGCCTCAAGAAAAACGTCCACACAGGACAGGAAGCAATTATTGCTGGAGCCAAATCAAAAGCTGAAAGCGAGCTAGAAATGGCCCGCCGTAAGTTGAAGGAAGCACAAGAATCTTTCGATACTGACGCCATTATTGCTGCCCAAGAAGCTGTGATGGATGCAAAAATAAAGGTGGAACAGACAAAAAGATATCGTCCAACCCCTTTACAAGAAGAAAAATTTAGTGTACAAACGCAACAAACCCAGCCTGAAAAGGTTGAGCCCGACGAAAAGACGCTGCGCTGGCAGGCAAAAAACCAGTGGTTCGGAGCTCAAGGGTTTGAAGAATACACCAGCTACGCACTAGGGCTGCACCAAAAACTAGTCACAAACGGAGTGGACCCCCGCTCTGCTGAATATTTCGAGCAAATTGATGCTCGCATGAAGTCAACGTTCCCTGATCTGTTTGGTCGGAGCGAAGACAAGCCAAGGTCTGGTGAAGTTCAACGTAAGCCTACGACAGTGGTGGCCTCTGTTTCTCGTTCTACGAGCGCAGGAAAAATCAAGCTGACGACAACGCAAGTTGCGCTGGCAAAGAAATTAGGTTTAACCCCGCAGCAATACGCTGCACAAGTAGCAAAATTGGAGAACTAAAATGGCTGAAACTATTGACCGCACAAATCGTGATCTAAAGACACGCGAAAAATCTGCTCGTGCTGTATACGTACCGCCGACAAACTTGCCTGATCCAACGCCTGAACCGGGCTGGGTGTACCACTGGGTGGCTACGCACGTTCTGGGACAGTCGGAAGTGACCAACGTGTCGCGCAAAATGCGTGAAGGTTGGGAACCGGTGAAGGCCGAAGACCATCCGGAATTGATGATGGTTGGTAATGAGAAAACAGGTAACGTTGAAATCGGCGGTCTCATGCTCTGCAAGATGCCCAAAGAAAAATTCGAAGCCCGTAAAGCTTATTACGACCAGCAAGCGCAAAACCAGATGGACTCAGTTGACAACAGCTTCATGCGACAAAATGATCCGCGTATGCCTTTGTTTGCCGACCGCAAGTCGACGTCCACAAGGGGATCCGGATTTGGTTCTGGTTCTAAATAAACATAGGAGTCCTTAAATGGCATCTACCGCTACCCCCTACGGCTTTCGAGCCGTGAATGAGTTGGGTGGTCTACCATACGCTGGTAGCACTCGCTCGTTCCCAATCAACCCTGCCGGTTACGCCGTCAACATCTTTAACGGATCGTTGGTGTACGTTGCTGCGTCAGGCTATTTGCAACTTGTCACCTCTACTGGTGCTGACGCAACTACAAACTACTTCCCCACAGGAAGCGGTAGTTCAGCAACTAACACAGGTTCTATCGGCGTTTTCGTCGGTTGCTCCTATGTGAACGCACAAGGTCAGACAATCTACTCACAGTACTACCCAGCTAACGCTTTGAACGCTATTGCTTTCGTTGTTGACGACGACCGCGCTGTGTTCTCTGTTCAAGCTAACGGTTCCGTGACTTTTGCTGAGTTGGGCACCAACGTGTTCTTGGCTAACATTCAGAGCACAAGCACAGGTTCTACAACCAATGGCAACAGCAACGTTGCTGTGTCGTCTTCTAGCACTGCTTCCACTGCGGCCTTCCGCATTGTTGGTTTTGTGAACAACGCACAGTCACAAGCTGGTGACGCCTATACTGATTTGCTGGTGAAGTTCAACCCCGGCTACCACTCATACACCATCGCAATTGGTCTGTAAGGAGTAATGAACCATGGCAATTTCACGCGCACAACTACTTAAAGAGTTGCTCCCCGGTCTGAACGCTTTGTTCGGTATGGAATACGCACGCTACGGCGAAGAGCACAAAGAGATCTACGAAACAGAGAAATCTGAGCGTAGCTTCGAAGAAGAGACAAAGCTGGCTGGCTTTGCTTCTGCTCCCGTCAAGAATGAAGGTCAAGCCATTGCTTATGACAATGCGCAAGAAGCTTTCACAGCACGTTACAACCACGAGACTATCGCTCTCGGTTTCTCCATCACTGAAGAAGCTGTTGAAGATAACTTGTACGACAGCTTGTCTGCTCGTTACACCAAGTCTTTGGCCCGTGCTATGGCTTACACCAAGCAAGTTA